ACCAGTTGAAAAATTGTCTTTATCTATGATGAAAGTCTGTGCTACTGGATCTCTTGGCTCAGGTGGGATAAATGTAAATGAAGATGTGGTGGTTACATCAACAGTTGTTTTGTAAGTTATTACATCTCTTTTTTTACTTTGTGTGAATGTGTCTTTTGCTCCGGAAGGTGATGCGCCGAAATCTATATTTTGTGCATTTGTTTGTAAACCGGAAGCATAGAATGTACCTTCTGCATATGTCGTTATAGTAGATTCGTTTCCATTGAAACGATTGTCCATACGGAACACTCTAGTGCCTGTGTGGAAAGTATTTGCAGGTATTGTAAATATACCAAAAAAACTACCTTCTTCATTGGTTACAAATGTTCCTATTGAGTATAGGTCATTAACGGCACAAGATATTGGTGTTGCCAATGTAATCACTTTAGATGTTCCGTTATAACCGGTGATTACTGCTGATTGTCCTTGGCCAGTACCACTATTGATATATAAAGTTTGGCCAACATAGTCTGTGTTTGTTGAAGATGCAAGTGTTGATAATGTTAACTGTGTTGTGCTACCAAAAGCCCTAATCAGACCACCATTATGTTTCTGACTACTGAAAGTACCTTGTGCTGTGCTGGTTTGATAAACACCTTCAGCATTAAATGTGGAATTTACTAAAGCATTTCCGTTATGGTATGTTGTAGTTTTACCGTCACCCGCAACATACAATCTCATACTATTTGAGTTTGGATAATCATATACACCAATAACAATACCTGTTGGTACAAAAGTGCCAGCTGAGTAGTAACCAACAATATCATTTGGTTCGAATGTGCCAACAACATTGGTCAATTCAATTTCATTTGTTTTCTTGATGTATTTGTCTGTACTGATTGTATCAAAGAAACTATAAACCTTTGTCTTGTATAACATCCCTTCAGCACTGATAGTAATTTCTTGCGGTCTTATCCACGGTAGAATACTAATGTCATTAATGTAACCATTATTCAATGAATAAGTATTGTCTAGTTTACTATATGCACCAAGTATATCTGTACCACTTTGATTTGTTACAGTTTTATATGTTGATGATGTAGTTGTTTGCTTAACATTTTCTGTTGTTATACCTGTAAATCGGCCACCAGTTACGTTAGACCAAGTTGTTTCTGAAGAATTTTGTTTATCTAATGTGGTTGTACCACCAACTGTTTGCCAATCACCTGACACTAATGTATTAACTGTGTCTGAACTTTGCCAAATGTGTAGATTCGGATCAACAATTAATAGTGAAGGAGAATAAGTTGTATCAACCCAATTGTCAACGTTAGGTGACAATGCAACCAATCCTTTTGATTCTGTGACAGAGAAAGGATTAATATTGACTGTTCTACTTGCCAATCTTTGTGCAATAATATTTGTTGATGTGTATGGTAAAGAGAAGTAGTTGTTATAACCGGATGATGTTCGTGCAAAATTCAATAAAGAAATTGCACTACTTGTTGCTTTTTCCATGTTATAAGCTAACGCCAAACTCTTTAACGGGAAGTTTTTGACAGTTTGTTTTGCTGTCATACGCTTTGTTCTACGATTGATAGATGCATTAAAGTCTGCAACTCCAGAATCAGCTGCTGAGTAACCAGAAAAATCATCAACCATGATACCGTTTTTGAATCTGTTTAGTCCATATGCATCAGAAATCTGCAATGAATTTGCATTTTGTTCCAATGCATTTAACGCTGTATAGTATTCAATTCTATTAATTCTTGTATCCAATCCAGCAATATCTGACATGGTATAACGGCGATTTTGTACCGATTCTATAGACAAATCGGATAGTCCAGTTGAGATTTCTGTTGGAACATATCCTGTGTATGGTCTATGTGTAATGTTGGCCAAAACTAGTGATCCATCTGGTGCATTAGGCAACAATGGATTAATAGAAGGTGAACCTTCAATGATTTGAATTGATTTATCTTTTGATATAATTAGTTTGTCTTTACGTCCAAGATAATAAGAATAGTCACAAATAAAGGTCGACAAATCAGCAGGTTGTAATGTACCTAATCTAGTTGAAGAAGGATTAGAATAACGGAAAACAAATTGTGTTTGTGCATTGAGTATTGAGGGTCTAAAGTCTATACAATCTCTCAATGAATACACGGCACCATGTTTACTGGTGTATGATGGAATCTCATTGTAGTTTTCTGGTGAACTTGAGTTATCAATGTATGACATTTTACTAAAGTAACCATCACCACCACTGTGTTTATAATAGTCTAGAATAATAAGAAGGTTGCCTGTAGGTTTAACAGCACCTGGTCTTAATGTTAATGATGCATGGTCATAATAACTATCTTTTTGGCCGTTATCAAATATGTATCTGTTTGTAACATCATAAGAACTGTTTGTTAACATATCCAGAGTTGGATACACATTGGTTTTTGTGTCAATAATTTTTATAATTTCTTTAACATCAGACAAATATAATGATTGTTTTAAACCATTAGTCAAAACACCAGCTGCCTTAATATAAACGTGGCCTGTTGAACTTGCTGAGTCATCAACAAATGTATTTGTGGCCACAGTAGTCATATAACCAGAAGCATTACTTGATACTGCTGTTGTATTTCCTGTGACTAGATTTTTAATTCTTAGTATGTGACTAGTGTTAGTGCCATCAACAACAAACACCTTTGCAATAATTGTTGCAGTAAATGCGGTCAAATCTGATGTTGGTGTTGTGAATGTTGCAACCGAACCATCATTATTTAAGGTAACACTTCTACCATTCAATGTCCAAGGAACAACTTGTCCATTAGTCAGTGTACTATTTGATTGTCTGTCTGTAACAATAATTGTATAACATTGTTCAACAACATCACCCGATAATGTTGTGCCTTCATTACCCAAATGTTTAATAACGTTGGCGTAACTACTTGTGTAAGACAATTCAGCTGACAGAGTTGAACCAGAAACGTTAAAATTTATACCTTTAATTTCTTGATATGTTGTATAAGATGGTGATGAAATTTCAGAAACAAATGGATTACCAATTGGGTAAATCATTTCTGGTATATTTGGATTTTCAAAAATGGCATCACCTGATGGTATGTTACCAACTTTTCCTTGATTGTCAATCCTTGCACTGGCATATCTTACTTTTGGATATGTGTTATCACTGTTTGTAAACACCATAGATTCAATATCTGGTGTATCAAAGTTTAAAACATATACTGATGAACTATCTGGTGTAACACTCCATGATTGACTTACTGTTGCAACTCTTGTAGTGCCATTGTAATTTGAAATAGTTCTGGTCTCACCTGCATTGGTTCCTCTGGTGATAGTAACATCAACGCCTTCATACGCACCATCTACCGATGATGTTATACCATTAATGCTAGCCAATACTATTGATGTTGCATTTGCTGAAATGACATTTGCTGAAATAGATTTGTTTTCAATGTCATAAATGTGTGCTTTGAAAACATAAGTTGATGCATCACCATTTGATGGACTGCTATCAAATTGTAGTCCACGAATATATGCTGTTGCAACTAATGTGGAATTATAAGTTGATGTGTTTGCGGTATTGATATTTGTATTCGAAACACAATGAAAATCTACTGTGTTGGCTGTTGTTACGGGAAATGTGGATGTACCTATGCCACTAACATTACTAACCAAAAAATAACTACCATAATCTATAAAAGATGGTTCGTTATTTTGAGATGCTGTTGTTCTAGCACGATTAGAAATGATATTGATTGGTGATGGATTTTCCACACGATATCCGTGTACATAAGCCAGACCTTTACCAATGTTCATGGTATATTTGTCTTCATCATCTGCATAACTTTTTGGCGTTAACTTGAAATCTTGTATGATGTAGTCACCGTTGGTTTCATAATCACGTTTGGCAAAGTAATCATCAATGGTTGCATAGACTGAACCATCAACCATTCTGTATACACTACCATCCTCAATTCTCACCAATTCAATAAACAAAGAATCGTCACCAAAAAATAACGGTCTTGATGATATCTGTAAACTGATTACATAACGGTCTGCACCTGGTGCTTGATAGTTGGATGCACCAACTGCTGGATCCAACAATGAATTATCGTTTGCGTAATCGAATATTGTTTCGGTTATTTCCAAACCAACCCGTCTTGATGGTGTATTACCATACTTGTCCAAGATAACTGTTTGTGGAGTTACTTGAACAAAGTTACCTAGTACATAGAAAACGCCTTGTGAAATGGATGCAATTGATGATGGACCTACTGATTCACTTGGCATAGCCTGACAGGCTAGATTTGAATCTGAATCATAAATGATATCGTTGTCGGTAAATTGTGTTCCGGTTTTGTATGAAACAATCAACGTTGCCGCATCACCTTCACCTGCTGTGCCTGTTGCTACCGCAGTTGTTATAACTCTAGCAACAACAGTTCCATCAGCATTTCTAATTAATTTATTCTCAAATTGTTCGATATCAATATTGATACCTTCAAATGAATCTTGAATCTTAATATACTTTACATCAAAATTGGTCGTAACCTGTCCACCTGTAACGGGAGAATTTTGTTTGAAAATGTTGTCCGCAAAACTGGTGATTTGATTTTGTAATATAGTTTGCGCTTGTGTTAATTCTCTTGCTTGTACAGCAACACCAGGTTTAAACAATATACGATGGAAGTTTTTTGTTCCATCGAAATCGTCATAGTATGGATCAACGTTAAAATTTAAAGCCATTTTTTTCCCTTAGAAACCTAATACGAATCTGAATTGTTCTATGCCATCAGTACTTCTTTGAACACCGGATCTATTCTGTACATAAATCATATAACCAGAATGAACTGCAAAATTTGGAGTACTATATGACAATAGTGTTCTTGTTGTCTTTGAATCTTGGCCAAATATTGGACTGTTATTTGCTGGAGTTCCTGTAGTATTTATCAGCTTAATTAGATTGGAACCACCATCAAAACTCAAAACGTTTGCATAAAATGTTGGATTGGCCAACGTACCTTGATATACGAATTCATCTGGTGTATAACCTGCATCTGAACCTGGAGCCACAACAATATTTGTTGTTGTGCTATAGATAATACCATTAGCTGGGTTTGGATTGAATTGTTTTGTGGTTGGATTTACTATGATGCCTACTTGGTGATAGTCAATATCTGTTGGCACGAAACCATTTTCATCACCATCAAACTCGGCGGTCAACATAACATGTTCGCAACCTAATTCGGAAATAGGATCAAAACCGTGGCCACCAATTGGTGATGTTGCCCATGTAACGTTGGCGTTACTACCTATTGTGGAAGTCACCGCAATATTGGCATAGGTATAGTTGCTACCTGGATTTACCACAATAATATCTCTAACTGAACCACCATCCACTAATGATTCCACGTTTGCTGATGCGCTCGCACCTGTGCCGTCACCTGTGATAGTAACATACACAACCGCATTGACCGTGTCATATCCTGACCCACCATTTATGACGTTGATAACATCTATACTGCCCGCACCTGCACTGGTAACTAATGGATTAGGAGTGTTTGAACCCACCTGCACAGGCATCCATTCTTTGTCCATGAATTTTAGTTTTAGACCAGTGTCGATGGTGTACATAAATTTCCATTTGTAACCATCGTCACCTTGGAAGATTCTGTTAGCTGAGTATGTACCAGGTTCAAAGTAAGGTTCTCTTGTTGATGCACCAGCGTTGTTGTTCCACAAACACTTGAAGACCTGGTCGTATTTGTTTTTGACGTAGAATGTTTTAGTTATAAAACCGTTTGCATCTTTAACCAACATATCAACATCGTCACGGAAATAATCATACACTGTGCCTGTAGTCCAGTTCACTCGCTGAATGACTGGTGAAATATCACTTGTCTTAATTTGTTTTGCAACAAAGATATTCTTTTGAATTTGTTTCATTGACTTCAAGTCACCTGTTGGTGTAACAGGATTATTATTGTCTGCCCATGGAGTTGGCTTGGCCAAGAAACAATAGTAAGAATGTATTGGTATTGTAATTGCAGGTGGTACTACTGCAACTGGTGCATAATACAAAAGGTCTATTTGAGAAACCTTTGATGCGCTTGTGAGTATGTTTTTATTTGCCATGATTTATTTATTATGCCTTTGTAATAGATACAAAAGTATTTTGTGTCGTTCCGTCAATACTCATGTATCTTGCCAAAATGGTTGTTGTTGCCGGTATTGTATATGTTGTTGCATTAATTGTTGAATTTAATGCAGAAACTCCGTGTGTAAACACTTGACTTGTTGCAGCAGTATTTGTAATCCATGCAACAACTTCTTTACCTGTTAATAAATCGGATAGTGTAACTACCAATCCAGCGGCAGTCTGAGCACGAACCAATGATTGTGTTGTCATATTAATTGTGATTGCAGTCTGAACACCAGCAAAAACTGTCGGTGTATAAACGAAACCGTTTTTTGGTTCAATTGATCCGGTGGTAATCAGGCTACCATCAAGTGTGCCACTTGCATTTGCTAATGCATTGTTTGCTTTGGTGAAGGCACCATTAGCGAATGATGCACCAGAATTGGCTGTTATGAAAGCACCATTAGCAAATGATGCAGTTGTATTTTGTGATTCGTAAGATGCATTGGCTGTTACAAAAGAACCATTAGCAAAACTAGCAGCTGCATTGGCTGTTTCAAAAGCACCGTTAGCAAAACTAGCAGCTGCATTGGCTGTTACAAAAGCACCGTTAGCAAATGATGCTGTGGTATTTTGTGATTCGTAAGATGCATTGGCTGTTACAAATGCTGCATTGGCAAATGATGCAGTTGTATTTTGTGCAGTATAGGATGAGTTGGCTGTAACAAATGCTGCATTTGCGAATGATGCACCACTATTAGCAGTTACAAAAGCACCGTTAGCAAATGATGCAGTTGTATTTTGTGCTGTATAAGATGAGTTAGCTCTAACAAAAGAACCATTAGCAAATGATGCAGTTGTATTCTGTGATTCGTAAGATGCATTGGCTGTTATGAAGGCACTGTTAGCAAAACTAGCAGCTGCATTGGCTGTTTCAAAAGCACCGTTAGCAAAACTAGCAGCTGCATTGGCTGTTATGAAGGCACCGTTAGCAAATGATGCTGTGGTATTTTGTGAATCATACGATGCATTAGCCGATACAAATGCCGCATTGGCAAATGTTGCACCAGAATTAGCCGATACAAATGCACCATTAGCGAATGATGCTGCCGAATTGGCTGTTATAAAAGCCGCATTAGCAAATAATGAATTTGAGTTTGCCTTATCATAAGAAGAATTGGCTGTAACAAAAGCTCCGTTTGCAAACGATGCGGCACTATTAGCCTGTGCATAACCAGAGTTGGCTCTTGTGAAGGCCGCATTTGCAAAGGTTGCTGTGGTATTTTGAGATGTATAGGATGCATTAGCAGTTACAAAGGCACCGTTAGCGAACGATGCGGTAGTATTCTGTGATTCGTAAGATGCATTGGCTGTAATGAATGATGCATTGGCAAATAATGCACCAGAATTGGCTGCAAGAAATGCACCGTTGGCAAAATTGCCAGCAGAATTTGCAACGCTTGATGGTGTATTTGCCTGTAAGAAAGCCGCCTGTGTTGATGCATCAGACAATTGAGAAATTTGTTCTAATGTATATGAATTGGTGCTGTCTGCTTCCAAGTTCACACCAACAAAAATTGTATTGGCTTTGTTGGTTGTTATACTACCCTGTGTTAATTGCGAAATTTTTACTGTTGACATTGTTTACCCCAATAGGATTGTTTTTCCATCTTCTGTTATTAATGTATCACCATCTTCTGTGGCGAGTTCTGGTATATATGGTAGTCCAGCTGAACCATATATTTGAATTTGATTTGATAATATTGTACTATTTGCAATGAAGGTTCTTTTTACAGCTATATAAGAATTTGTTGTCGAACTCAAATTACTTGTCAAATATATTTTTTTGTTTACATAATCAACTGTGTTAACCACTTTGCTTGAATTGTTATCAACAAGAACAACGTCACCACGATAAACAATATCTCTTATTGGATACACTGGATCACTATAGTTTCCATTGTTCATCAAATCATATAGACCTGTTAGAGATGTAATATTTAGTACGTTTGAACCAGAGTTACCTGTTACCAAGGCAACGTTTGCATAGGTCAACCAAACATTACTTGCAAGTGTAACTGTGCTTGTTGCATTGCTAACCGAAACAATTTCTGAATATACATTTGGTCCATTTTTGGTCTCAATAAGAATGTGTGTATTTGGAGTAAATATTTGTTCTAAGTTTGCACCATTTGTTTGATTGATTTTAATTATGTTGTTACTTTTATTGGTAAAATCTGTTACAATTGTTACCACATTTTCCACATTCTCATCAATATAATAAGACCATGGTTTACCCAAATACATTGCTTCAAAAACATGTGAATTTATATTGTTATTTGATTTTAAACCATAACGTCCCAACACATTTGTTCCTACAGGATGTAACAGACCTAAAAGAACTTCTCTGTATTTTGAAATCTCTTTATCAACTGTAATCAAATAGGTAAAGTTATTGTACCTATCGTCCTGCATAATGTCAAATGAACTTGGTTGTCCTTGTGAGGTCAAATACTGACCATCACCAATGACCAATCCATTTAAGAATGTTGCGTTTGCTTTTGCTGAACCGTCACCATATGAAATGTAACCTTGTTTGTTATAGTTTCTGGTGTATACAGTACTTTGACCTAATGAATCAAAATATGTATAAGTTTTTGTAAATTGCGGAAACGCCGAGTTGGCCATTATCAGGTTGATGTTTCTATCTTCACCTAATATCTTCAATGTTAAATTTGGATTTGGATTTGCATTGTAGTTAAACACTTGTAGATTGTACAGTGACAATTGTGTGTTTGCATCTGGAGCCAATAACGATACTGAATTAACTCTGGCGGTATATGTTGATAGGTTGATTGTCGGACCTTGATAGATGACCTCACCTTTACGTGGTAGATTTTCAATCGCAACGTTTGACACAACAATATCTTGTATCTTTAATGAGACACCTGGTTGTGATGAGTAATCTTCGCCATAATTTTGTATGCCAATTGTAGTAATTGAACCAACACGGTCAACAACTAATGAGAAGTCAGCACCAGTACCTAGTATTCCAGGCACTGTTAAGATTGCACCAGATGCTTTTGCGTTTGCTGATTGAACTGTTACTGAAGGTAGAAATTCATTTTTGTAACCTGTTCCACCCAATGTATAGAGTGGAAATGGATCGGCTGGATCATAAAAATAAGATACTCCTGTTATGGTACCGTTTGCACCAATGCTGGTAACATTTGCATATGCACCTTGACCAGAACCTCCAGTAAAAACTATTCTATCGTTTGCTTGATACCAACCTCCACCATTAATGATTTGAATTGGTGCAAGTATACCAAGTGGTGCAATATCTGAACGTAAGGCTGAATAAACATCGAATTCATCTTCAGTTTCTATAGTAGATATAACTTCTACTTCAGGTATAGTAGAAATACCACCGCCGCCGTTGTCAACAATCATACTGAATATTGAACTTGTCTCCAATGAACCAAAAGAAAGTGCATCAATTAATCTTGTGTTTGCATTTGCACTGGCCATATTTGCAAAAAAGAAATTACTGTTACCTATTACAACATCATCTTTGTAACCAATAACATCAGTTGTAATGTAACCAACATTTGCTCTTGCATTACCAGGTGAAGATGCTGTTGTTATAACTGCACCACTAGCCAAAATATTAGATGATTGTACTGTTGCATTAAGACTGACAACAGCCTGTGCATTTACAGATGGTACATATTTAATACTTATAATTGAACCAGATTCGCTAACGCTAGTAACATAAGCAAAGGCCGCATTAGCATAATTCACTCTATCATTTATTCTATAACCTGAACCGCCATTAACAATCGTGTAAGATGGTGGTAAGAAATTAGACAAAGCATATACGTTTGCTTTGGCACCTCCGCCACCAACCACTGTAACAACTGTGTTTGGTTTTAAAGTATAACCGAAACCACCATTCACAACATTGATACGTTGTAGAGAACCTCTTGTTGTTTCTGAAACAATAGCCGATGCACCAACACCAGTAGTGTCATCATCCATACCATCATAGACAACAACAGGATCACCTGGTTGGTATAAAGAACCACGTTTAACGGAGTTTATTTTAATTTGACTGATTTGACCTACAATTTTTGCTGTAAGTATTTCACCATTAAATAACACATCTTGGTTGTTTGAGTCAACTATCTTAACAAATTCTCCAGATTCAAACAGTCTTTGAATATCTGAAATAAAGATTTCTGTTTTTTCTCCAACTAATACCGCTGCTTCAATCGTGGCAATAGACTTTGATTCTAAACCAAACACTCTCAGATTTTTGGTGTTTAGAAAATTACGATTACTTGATGCAAGTTTTAAACTCTTTGAAACATACCATGTACCAGCAGAGGCCTTAAACACCGCTTCTTTTGTATTAAAAACTTCAAAGTCTGAGTTGAAAAGTATACGAAAAAGGAATTCGTATGATGCTGGTGTACCTTTTGTTTGGTATAATTGTCTTGCAACTTTAACTGCTTCTTCTTTACTTAACAGAGTATCTTTTGGAAAGAATGGTAAAAAATCATTAGTAAAGTAATCTAAAAATTCTTCTGTTGTGGTATCAATATCTTTGTATGATAACAGATTCTTGGTACGTTCGGTAACTTTACCCGTTTCTTCCATCCATTCATAGTATGCCTTAATAAACGTGTGAAAGTTTATATACTGGTCATTGTCACGAATGTGCTCAGGTAATTGGTCCTTGACCAATAAAGAGGTTAGTTGGCCGTTTTCTATCATGTTGTTTTAGCTGTTACATTGACAATGATTGATTGTGGATCAAATTCATCCACTGTAATGATTCTGTTGTAAGAAGATGATATAATAGTTGATGTAGGTGTTGTAGTCAATGTTAGTTGACCTAATTCATTGTCAACTGTAATAGGCGAAAACGCATTTAATGTAACGATACCATTATTGTAATCTACTGTACCAATATTACCATTGAAGACTGTTTTCACATTAAATGTATCATTAAAATAAGTTCTTAATGTGCCATATTTACCTTCAAGCATAACTGTTGCTGCACCAAGTGTACCTGTTGTATCATTGGCTGCATTTGTTATTGTCAATATTGCTGATGTATATCCTGTGCCTTTTGTTAAGACATTAATTCTTTTAATAACACCATTCACCACTACTGCTTCTGCTGTTGCACCGGAACCATCACCTAATATAGTAATCTTTGGTGGATATTCATAACCATAACCAGGATTCGTAACTGTAATAGATTCTACACCACCTGAGGATGAAGGTACCTCCTCGATATAAAGGCCTTGAATAGTTTGCGCCAAGTTTAATGGATTTCTATAGACCACTGTCGGTGAACTCAATATACCAGTCAAGAACATACCTTTTTTCAGTTCTGTTCCGTAATATAGTTTGTATGTTGTTGGTGTACTTAAATTTGGAAAGAATTTCTTTTGTAACTTGATAGAAATTTCATTTGTAATGATAGAAGAATCGGTTGCGTTGATTCTATTATTGAAATCGGACGCTTTGAATGTTGAATTAAAAGTATTTAAAGTTGACCTAGCGTATTGATTGATAACATTTCTAACGGCAGCCTTAATTTGTGCCGATGTAGCAGTTGTTTTCTTTGGATCATACAACACATTTGCTGTAATTTGTACGTAAGTATAATCTGGATCAACAATCGTTGGTTCAATTGTCATTAAAGAAATTGGTTTTAAAACATCTTTAATCAGTTTTGATTTTTGATTTTCTGTAATCGTATATGCACCAGTCGGTTTCATACAAACAAATACACGACCATAAACAGGAGGATCATTTTGTTGGCCACCCCAAACATTCACTGCATCAAAAGAATAACCCAATTTATTTTGTTGAATCGCTGTTATGTAATCATCTTTGGTTACTGCACGACCTTGTGCAGCATAAGATTTTGGTGCTTGAAAACGAATAGAGTCAATGGTTTCTTTTGAAGAACCTTGTGTTGCAGAAGTTATCGGTGTAATAACCGTGTTACTGTAACCCGCAACAGTATTCATTATGACAAAATTATTTGCGCCAGCGGAGTTTAATCCTTGAGTTGTAACATATGAAACACGAACAATATTACCGTTATTTAAACTTTTACCTAAAATATTATTGCCAAAATAAATTTCGTAGTAACCATTTAGGCCTTCTTGTAGGAAATATACCTTAGAATCGTTGCCTAAAGATAGATAATCTGTTGATGGATTGTATGTTGTTATTGAATTGTTTGATGTAGACTGTTGTACTGCCACCAAAAGTGTCGTTGTGTCTATATTCGTATCTGGTAATTTAAACAGACCTTTTGGATTTGTTCCAGTGTCTACCAGAAATGAATTTATTTGCGGTCTACCTTGTTTCAGTGTTAGATTATTAAATTGTGCGACACCATTAACAACATCCACAGTATGTGCATCCGTATTCACAAAATTATAATTGATGCCATCAATTGCTTCTGAAAGAAAGTTTGTATATTTTGGTAAAGTTATAGTCGAATCTGTTACACCATTTATTCTCAAATTGATTGTGGCTGAAGGTGCAATCGCAGATTTTGGTGTGTAGTTTAAAAGTTTTGCTTGAGAAACCACTGAATTTCTTTGTAAAGCAGTATCTAAAAACATTTCATTTGCAACCATGTTCAAGTAATATGCATTATATTGCGTGTTGTATGCTAATACATCCAACAGTGTGGAAATTGCAGAACCTTCGTAATTATAATCATTAAGGACACCATTGTCCTTCATATAGTTCTTTAAACTGTCTTTGATTGAACCGAAATCTAGTTCGGTTATGTTGAAATTTGAATTAGCACCTGCCATTTTATCTGTTTCTCTCTAAAAAAACTGTTACAGTAGTTGGTTGTGTTGCATTTGCTATGTAAAATGTTAGTGTAACATCATAAGCATTTCTGTCGATGTAAGGTGTTACCAAAACACTTTTCATGTTTACTCTAGGTTCATAGTTTGATATTGCAACTGAAATCTCTTTTTCTAAAGCTGATGCGGTAACACTAGAGATATTTTCAAATAAAAGAATATCTATATTGGAACCAAACTCTGGATTCCATAACTTTTCAAACTTTTTTGTTAATAATATGTTTCTCACAGAACGGATAATGGCCTGATTGTCATAACTTAAAGCAATATCATTCAACACAGGTCTCTTGGAGAGTGTGAAGTCTATATCGGAGTAGAGTTTTTGTATGTTTTGTACGGTTGCCATCTTTTATTTATGTCTAGGAGTAAAACGATTTTTTGGACTTTTGAAGCTGTGGGAAAAAATTCTTGAGCCGGAACGCAAAAATTCGAAATTTTGGCAATTATGAAATTCTGGTCTTGGCCTTCTCTGTACCAATTAAATTCATAATCAAGTATTTCTCGGTTTCGCCCATATTATTGAGTTTTTTGGTTTTATTGTATCCTTCAATGAAATATTTTACATTACTGTAAAAATCAATATCAGCTATTCTTCTGGTTTGCATGTAGTCATTCAAATTAGTAATATGTGTGTTTATATTTGTAATTTGTTGAGTTGTCAAATTTGAGGTATGAACATTTTGTTGCAAAACTATGTCAAATGACATGTTAATACTGCCTTCAACTTGATTTTTGTAAGTCAATAGTGTGTTATTGTTTGCAATGAGTTGTGGTTCAATCATCAAACTAGTAAAACTACCCATAATAGGTGCATTATTTGTAATACCATCGGTTTGTTGAGTAATATACATCGCTGTTCTACCAAAACTCATGGCCATATCAAGGTAGGGATTAATATTATCTGTTCCAACATATGGAGTTAAACCAGACAGTCTACTTGTGTGTGATAAAAACTCTTGTGCATTACTTCTTAATTGTGTTGCTGAATTGCGAACAGTTACTAAGTTTAATACTCCGTTTCCGGTATTTGCAAGTTCACTAATTGCATTGGCATTTTGATATATTAACATAGTGATGCTTTGCATAGGATTTTGATAATAACCATCGAAATCTTTATTTGCAATATCTTGTGCTTGCCAATCTGTAATAAAAGGAGGCATAGCATCCAAATGTTCTATTGTGTCTTGTGATAGTTCTTGTATGTGTCCATTTGGATCATCAAAACTATATCCAAAAGAGTGAAAAACTCCCGCTGCATTTGCCACTGCTGTCATAATTATACTCCTACAAAGGGCGTGAATGGGTTTGTTGTTGGAAATCCGTTATTACCATTTCCATGAATATGTGTATCAAATATAGCTGTATTGATTTTATCTGACATTAATACTGCATCCATAACACCAATTCTAGCTAACGAGAAATTGGCCAAAGGCGCATTTACTGAAACTGCCGCATACACACTACCTAGTGCGTTAATTTGGCCAGGAACTGCAATAGGTGTCGCTGGTGTTGGAAATCCAGCAGATACACCACCAGATGTTGTGAATCCATCAAATCCTGCAAAAACACCTGTGCCTGCGGTAACCCTAGATTCAGCATTAATCATGTCTGCATGTATCGAACCACCAACGTTCAAATCGGATGCTATGGATATATGGTCAGCAGCACCAAGATACATTGTGCCACCAAAATTTTCATCAGCCGTAATTCTTACATCAGCATCACCTAAAATATCTACATCACCAACAGACCTAATGTTTGTCTCACCTCTGACTTGTAAGTTATAATTTCCACCTACCTGTACATTCATGTCTTTTAGAACGTTCAGGTTGCAGTTACCTTGAATCTCAATATTACAATCACCACCAATTAATATGTTTTTATTTGAAACGATGATTGTGAATCCATTGCCATAAACTTTGTGTACTTCATCACCATTCGGATGCATTTCAATAAATGTTCCTGACCTATGCGATAAGCACACACGTTCTCTGGTTGGTGTGTCATCCATTTCAAATTTATGTCCAGCTTCAGTTTGCTGCACATTATTATATGGATATATTGGTTGGTAATATGTGTTTGCAGCAGACTCTGGTTCTGTCCACGTATTTTCTATTGGAGGTGAATTAATTTCAGACATAATTTAAGGTGTAGATTTGTTTTGGTTCGGTACAACTGCCTGAGCGGATACATTTTCTGCTGTTGGTAAAGTTGCATTGTAATTTGCAATCGTTCTATTTGCTGCCGAAACTTCTGCTGCAGAAGTTGGCACCAATAATCCTGTTGTCGCTGCTCCAGCAATAACAATTACTCCCGCAGCTGCTGTGCCTGCTAATTGAACAGTTTTAATTGTTTCGTTTGCGAGTGTTTTTGCTGAACTAACTAATTCTCCCAAACCACTGTCTGATCCGGCTGTCAATTCTTGCCAGAAATCCGTCAAAACACTACCAACCAGTTTTAAGAATTTGGCCAAACATTGTGCTAATAATGCTAAGAATCTAGCGGGCAAAGAACGTATCCAAGCAATAATGGCTCTGATTTTTGTAACGTATGCTAGTACATATCTTTCAAAATCAATAACGTCTTTTAAAAATTTCTGAACCGTTTTTAACCAACGAGCCGCTTCTTTGAGTTTAGCTGAAATTGCTGCAAATGCACCTGACTTATCACTCAAACCAAGTATCTTCAAAATATTACGGATTTGTTCTCTAATTGCTTGTGCTGTAGATTTGATGAATTTTTTCAGATATATGTTTTTTCTCATTTCATCAATAAAACTACAAACGTGAGCCAATTTTTTATTGTTGTTACCTCTACTTGTTCCAGTAACAACACTTCTTGCACACATCGGTATTGTTGGTGTTCCTGGAACACGGCCATCATTCTCTGCACCAGGAGGTGGTTTCAGATTTTCATTACCAACTATTGGTAAATCTTTTGCTTCTGGTCCTGTTGGTTCTACTGTATCTGCCATTTTAAATATACTCTTGTGTTGTTTGGTCTGGTTCTTTTTCTAGTCCAGGTAAAACACCCATCATCACCGGTGCCTGACCCGATTCACCATCCATAAAAAACCCTACAATCCATTCACCCAACATAGGTGCTGAAAATGATTTTGAATGATTAATAGGATACATGGGTAGAGCCCAAGGTAAATCTTCCGTTGGTAAATCTATTTTGTTATCTGTGTGCCAACCAAAAATTCTAACTTTGCATCGGCCTAGACCCAATGGATCACCTCTGAATTCATTGATACCGACCCACCATATGAATCCATCTTTACCTATAAAATTATTATTCATTTACTGCTCTCAAATATGATTGGTCTGGATATTTCAATTTAGTATTTTCTTTTGCTAATTCCAAAATAGTTTGATATACACCTTGTGTTTGTATGATGTGTCTAACAGCGGTGACTAAGTATATGCCAGAAAAATATTCATCTTTTTCTCTTGTGGCCGCAGTCGGTGTGCCTTCCATTCCTAAAGAATATAACAAAATATTAACTGTTCTTCCTGCTGTTATAGTACTGTCTCCTGGTATAATTGCTTTCATTAAAGTGTAGTTTGACAAAGCAATTTGTGCAGTCCTATTAGGCACATAAGTTTCTATGTATATATCTTTGGCCACACCGTCTGGTTTTTGACTTATGTATTCTTGGTCAATTTGATTAGAGTTGCTGAATGCCAGTTTCAAAGAACTTTCATACATCTGTGTTTGATGTTTACCAAATCTATTGATTGCTGAACCGGATGATGTATATCCCAATTCATCTTTACTAAAATTTGTAACGGTCTTTGTTCTTTTAATTGGATCAATTGAAATCAATCTGTTGGCATACATACCAGAATTTGTTGCTTCTAAGGTGTCATATGTTTTTATGAATTCATAATCCAAAATATTAAACATATTCTCAGCTTTGTTTTTAAAATTCAAATCTGATGGTTGATATTTGTATGTTGCATAAGGAGTATCCGCAAACATTGATTGTATTGATTGAAAATAAAATCCATCGTTTGTTTCATAGAATAACATATCTGCGCCGCCATTAATATCTGGCCTTGCGTATGTTGATAACCAACTTATTGCTTCAAATGGTTTTAATCTAGGTATAACAAAATCATAGACACCATATGTTTGTTGTATGTATTTAATCTTTTTAGGATTAACTTTTAATCCATTGAATTCATCCAGAAGTAAACTACTTACAATGTCGGATATTACTGTTCCTTTGAAAGATTTCGAAACCTTCAGTTGTTCAGACAAAAACAATTCTTCTGATGAAAAATACATCGTAAAAAATTCAGAGTTTTTATTGCCAGCTGGTTTTCTGTTACCAACCTTATATAATCTATATTTTCTGGAATTTTTATATTCTGATGATTGTTTTTTTGATTTTCCGTAGATAATCTCAATAAATTCTGAACCATCAAGTCTTAATTTTTCAATAATACCAACAGCGTCACGTAATATTACGTTACCAGAACATGCAAAAGAATATATGTCTTCAAAAAAGGACAATTCAACAACTAAGTGTTTTAATTTAAATGTATCACCATAATCGGTAATAATATCCACTGCTTCCAAGTTGAAGTCTTGTGCATATCTTGGTCCGCCTGCTGGTGCGTTAGTATCTTCAGCCATATTACTTCATCAATTCCAAAAATTGTGCTTCTAATTTATCAGCATAAATACTATTCAATATTTTTATATTTCTTTTTGACTCGTTTAAAGAAATTTCATATTCATAATTTGTAACTGTTCTTCTCGTAACATTTACCTGAATTGTTTCTGAACCCAATGTATATGTTGTTGTTGTATTAGGTTGCAAGCTGTTGTAAGCTTCTTGTGAAATTGTTTCAGTTTCAACGGTTGTTGTGTTTGTGTTTATATTTGTTTGTGTGGTAATTTTTTCATAATGGTGAATAGAATTTAAATTACCAGTATTATATTTGTTTAGAATATATTTTTCAAATTTATTTGAACTTAATGGCCAATCCCACAATGGATCATTTAATTGATTACAATATAAAACAATCCAAAAACGATTGATATCTCCGTAATATTTGTAAGCGATAATTTCAGGAGTATCACCGTCTTGTATATCATAGGTATAATATACCAGTGCATTATTTAACACACTCGGTATAACACTTGCTCTTGCCATCAAATTTGTATAGGCCGTGGCAACATTGTTTTGGTCCACGTATCTTATTTTAGGTAATGAATTAAAATATTGCATTAGTATCCTGCCTCAATTGATGCTCTGTCAACCAAGATAATTTCTTTAAATGTGATGGTTACAGTACTTTGTACCGGTGCACCATCTGTGTGTGTTGACCATCCATTTGGTGCATAATTTACATCAATTGATTCAACAACACATTTTTGTAATCTTGGTAGATTTGGATTTGTTTTGCCTTGAAAACGGAAATCAATGTTAAAATAAGCAGGCGGCACCCAAAACATACCTGCAAAAGCAGTTGATGCAGCTGGTGCAGCCCACTTTCTAAACATTTTAATGATTTGTTTAACATCTTCAGCTTCTCTTGCTGAGTATGGTGTAAATGTGAATGACATATCAAATGTTCTGAAATCAATACCTTGAAACAACATTTGTTTTTGTGGATTAAAAACGTAACCAGCTTTGTTTAATATAACTCTTGTGGCATCATTATTTACTGCATCGGTAAATTTACTAACAACTCTACCTAAAAGTGGTACTGCACCTGCAGCTGATGCTAGTGTTGTACTATCATCATAAGATGCACCAGAACTCAAAGAAAAGTTTTCCGGCATGTATAGTGATATGTAACCGACTGGTGTTCCTTTTCTCTCACTAAAGAAATTTGCAAGACCAGCAACACCTTGTGATGCAGTATTAAGACCGTCTACTACAGTATTTAAACCTGATGTTACAGC